AGGAATCCCAAAAGTTTTCGTATATCTTTTGTATTTGCCCCAACAATCTAATGTTTCTAGATGTTTTATGTGTTTATCATAAACCTTATCATGGTTGTATGCGTAAATCCCATCAAGAGTTTTACAAAACATAATTAGGTTTTTACCATATCTACTCTCACTTAAAACAAAATAATCTTTAACTATCGACATCAAAGTAACTTTTTATAGTAATTAATTGATCGTGAGCATCAGTTAACTTTTCTATGGCATCTATAGCGTTATCATAAAAATCATCTGTTGAATGATCACCAATACCGGCGGGATTATTACATAGTAAGTCTAACGTTAATAAAGCCTTAGTTTTTTTAGATTGTACATGACTTAATAACATTTTGTACATGTTTTGTTTGTGTTTTTTATTTTTCATTTTTTTCTGTTTCTATATCTATCTCTATCTTTTATTCTAGTAATACTTTTTCTTGATCTACACCAATCAGTTAATGATTCAGAAAATACCCAATCATTATCTTCAACAACTAAACTAGGATCATGACTTAATATTATTTTATCCACGTCAAGTGAATTTGGTTTAGTTCTTCTTATTTGTTTTCTTTTATACGCTTGTACAGTTCTACATTCAACTGAGCAAAACTTTTTTTTTGCGTTAGAAGTAAATTCTTTTTTACAATTAAAACAAATCATTTTGTTTTGGGTTTAGGATTTAAACCTTCAAACAATTCCTTTAAATCATATGTATCATCCATGTATTTGTTATTTAAATTTGATATTTAATCAAATCTAAAAATCATGTCTGAGAAATCCAAAATTATTTTTAAAAATATTATATTTTGATTTGTAATTTTTTTTTACAGAAAACTGAGTAATATTATCAACTACTTCAATGGGTAATACATACCAAGAATTAAGTTTTTTAAAATAAATAGCAAACCAATCAACTTCATCTTTTGTGTAATCAATTTTAACTTGACATTGATTGTCCTTGGGACGTATATGATCCGTAGATTTAACTTGAACCCTATGTAATACATTATCTACATCAACTATTAAATCATACCTTGCGTAATGTGAAAATGGCTTAGAAACGATGTATCCCATATCTATGCAACGTGTAGTGAACAAAGACTCAGCATACTCTCCTAAATTCATAAAATACTTAGTCTAGTTTGATTTTCCTTGTCAATAATATATTCATCACGAACAAACTCACCTAACTCTTTACCTAGTTCTGTTCTTAATGTTTTATCTAAAACCAATTCCTTTATTGATTCTACCCAATCATCTTCTGAAGTACACAAGTCTATGTTAGCGTTAGTTCTACTGTATGTAATTATATCTGTACCAATGAATGGTTTATATTTTGCTCCGGCTTCTATAATTTTTAGTTCACTTTTGCATTTATTAAAATCATTATCTAACACAGATGCTATTGATATATCCATCTCATCATAAAACGATGCGTATTTGTAAACTGATCTACCGGATTCTAATTGATAGTTAGTGTTTCTACCATTGGTTGTAAATATATTTATTTGCTCTTGCCAAACCTTTATTCCGTAGTTTGACATATGATCAACACCAAACAATCCAAATATTGTTTTATTTCTTAAAATTTTATTAGAGTTTATTCTTCTTATTGGTGATTTAAGTATATCTAAATCCTTGTAATGTGTTGTGCTACCGGCATATCCAACAACTACTTTATCCTTGTGTTTAGATTGACTTTGTGTCTTGCTCCATTGATCTTCATCATAATAATCTACCGCATTTCTAGCTATTGCAATTGGCTTATTTGGTACAAGTTTTTCTATTTTAGATTTAAGCCATTCCGTTGATGTCCATATGTAATCAGATAAAGCTAAATTAGCTACTATACTGCCCCTCCACATATCGTAATCAATATCATCCCTCCACTTAATTGGATGATGTTCCGGAAGTTCCCAATAATCATCTATGTCCATGATAATCTTAACCCCTTCATTTTTAAACTCATCAATTATAGCTAAATCCTCATAGTTGTATCCTAATCCTCTATTGAAAACTAAATAATCGTAATCAGATTTATTTATTTCTTGTTCGTGATAAGTTTTAACAATATCAACAGAATAACCTTTTTCTTTTAGTTTCTCAAATGGTATAAACTATTGTTAAAATTGAAGAAACAACAATACAGAAAGAGAATATTGCCATTAAAGCAATAATTATGTTATGTTTCTGTGCTTTGCCTAATTTCATTATTTATTCTTGATACTTAGTAAAACCTTCGTTACGAACATATTTGGTTAATAAATCTATAGGGAACATTTCACCGGCTTCATTAATTATGTTATCCGTATAATATTCAACACACCATTTTCTACATAACCATGCTAATGCATCTAATTGAGATGCTTTTAGATAATCACTTCCGGATATTATTTGCTTTAATCCTTCCGTTCTATTATCACGTCTATTTATTACAAGAACTTTAACTACTAAATAATTATCATCCTCTGATATCATTTTATCGTTTAAGCATAGTTTTATTTCACCGTTTAAATGAATATAAGCATGTGCTATGCTCTTTTTATTGTAATCTACATTATCTGCTTTTATAATTATACCTTTAGTAATTTGCCTAGGTATATTATTGACATTATTAATCTAGAATTTTGCTCATTAAATTTGATAATGGACTTTTAGGTTTTTTAATTTTATATATATAATGCGTTTTTTTCTTTTTAAACAACCTATAAAACTCATTATAATCAATCAACTCAGATTCTTTTGGTACATCTGATAAGTTATCAACTAGATAACCTTCAATCTCTCTTGGGGGATAATATCCTTTAATCATCGCTTAATATTTTATATATTTCATCTTCTATCATTTCATTATGTATGTCCTCATTAAAACTTAACATACATTCAACTAATCGTGTAATTATCTTTTCTTTATTGTTGTAATCAGATATATCAACATATTCTAACTGTTCGTATTCATCATTCAATACATCTAAAATCTCTTCCAACATGTTAATGTTTAACTCAAACGCTTTTCTTACTCCCATACATTTTAGATTTAACCTTTGCCCAATATTTAACTGTTGATGTTTTCTTATATCCGTATGTACCTCCGTTCCAATTTCTAGCTATCACTTCATTGCTAGATTCATTGTGGTGATAACTCTTCCATATGTAATACATCTCTATTGATTTGGACGCACTCCACCTATCTCGATAAAAATATCGTATCGTGTCATTACGTTTTCTGAGAATTCTGTTAATTTCATCTACCATTACTCTACGAATTTGGAGTAAACCTATACTTGGTGTACTCATATGCTTATCGCCTACCGCCAATGAATCTCCATTTGATTCAACTTTTATAATACTTTGGAGGAGGGAATCTACTGATGGTGCATCATCGTATTCTATAGAGTAATATGTATCGTAATTATTCTCTAATGTTGCGTTCGGTGCAGCTACTGCACTTAACAACGCTAGTATCGTCATTATCGTTTTCATATTAAAATAGTTCAGTCTTGAACTCGCTATTCTTCATAGCTTCTTCAAAGATATCAATTCCATTTAAGAAATATCTATTTTTACTCAAATGATATTCAATTCGTAAATACCCATCACTAAACAAATCAAAATCTTTTACCTTCTGTGTTGTTATTACAACTGATTTGTCTTCAGCATCTGTTTTTCTATAAGGACGTTGTACAGAACTTACAGTATCAGAACCATCAGTAATACTACCTCCACCTTTTATCCTATACATATCAACCGGAACATAGTTACCACTTTCATCCATTTGTGGTGTTAATTGGTGATATACTACATGATGACTTACATTGTTTTGTTTAGCAAAAACTTCTTGCCTCTTAACAAACGATGTTAAATACTGTAAATCATTTACTCCACTAGGTTTACTAATTTTTAAGTAAGGATCAATTACAGTAATATTTACTTGATGTAGTTTAACAAGATTTTTAAATTGATTTTCTATAGAATCAATATCGTGTGATGATGGATATACATAAAATAACCTATCATCAAACATCTCTATCATCTTCTCACACTTTGCCTTTGTGCTATTCTTTGGATCATAACCTAACATTGTTTTAACCCAATCCTTTACAAATCTATTTCTAGGATAATTTTCCGGACTAAATATAGCAACCTTTGCATTTTTATCTTGTAATAGTTTTATTAACAAAATAAAATATAACCAAGATGACTTCCCTTCATTCGAATAACCCGTCCAAGTATTTACCCAACCTCTTTTCCATTTAAATATCCTATCGTATTCTTTTATAAAAGTTGTTTCAGCACTATTACTACTATTCAACCAACTCCAAAAATCTGCTTTATCAGCATTTACCCCATCAACATCAGTTAATGTATTACTTTCTACATATTCTACAAGATTTTTCTTCATTGTTCGAATACGCATTACAACATCCTTTTTTACACCTTTTGGTATATTTGTTTTAATTACTACCAAATCATGTAAATGATCAATATTTTCTAAGAATGAATCAATCATTAATAACGTATTTAAATCTCTTTCTTTCGGCTAATATTTCTTTTGCTCCTTGAGTAACCATACCTCTAAACCTAGCATAGTTCGCCGGTAAGAAAACTTTAGCATATTTCATGTAATCATATCTTAACATATGATAAGCCTCTTCTACGCTATCGTAATCATCTCTTTTATTATATAGTAGTGTGTCAAATATTAACATATCTTTTATTTTAGCTTTGTGTTTTTTTCTAAATTCAATACTAGTTGCCATTAATGTATTTTTTAACTTTTTCCAAATCTTTGGCATCAGTAATCTTAATGCTTTCACTTGAATCAATAAAAATTTGTTTACAGTTTGTTATTTTATTTATTGCAAATACCTTGTTTCCTTTAATAACTAGGTTAACAAATTTATCTTCCTTATAATGTTTAAAGTAATGGTGAATTAGTTTCATTGTCATATGTTTTGCTTTTGTGGCAAAGTTTACATAATACTTGCAAACCATCCTTTTCTACAAACAATCTCTTAGCAAATTCAGATAAATCATCAAAGGATTTTAGCGATCCACATGGTTTTATGTGATCAATATCAATTTCTTTGCGTAAAAACCAATTACCGCAATCAGCGCATTGGTATTCCCACTTTGATCTGCTTTTATATGTTATTGCCCTACGATTATCTTTGGCAACTTCATTGTGAGGTTTCCAACCTCTCATGTACCTATTCCTAAGTAATGAACGCAACCAACCAAAGAACATTGCCTCTGTCATTGAGCCATTATTCCTTGTCTTTGGTTTTCTCATCAATACAAAGGCTTAAAAAATATTTCTATTTGTAGCCTTTTAAAAAACTTGTCATAAGCAATGCTTAACAAGCATTTTGAATTTACAGATAATAAATCAAATCCGTAAAAATCTTTTTCATTAATATAAACCGTTAATAAATCTATTTTCATGGTTTTAAAAATTTAATATTTATTCCGTACTTTTTTAGATTATCTCTCAAATACAATTTGCTCTGCATACTTCTTGCAGCATGTCCTATGGTGCGATTAATGTTTACATTTTTAGGGTAATAATCCTTTCTGTTTATTTTGTTTTCCGGATTACCTACACCATCACATCCTACTAGCCATATATTTTTTACTCCAAGATATACAAATACTCCAATTGATCTACATACTGTATCACCACATGTAATTACTTTATTTTCTTCCGGATTATCCATTAACCCTATTTTTGGTATAATATCAAATCCGGTGTTTTTATAATGATCATAAACATATGTTGTCTCATCGTTAAACTTATTTAAACCGTATCTAACGTGCGTTGAATCGTATCTAGATACAAACAAGTCCAAATGAGAATAATTTTGCTCTACGTCCTCTATATACGTCCCATGAGACAATACAACTGCATCTAAATGCTTATCAAACTGATAGCTTTTATTTACTCCAACAGTAAACTTATCATCCCAATAATCTTCGGCATATAAATCTAAAGATGAACCACTACCAAATATGTATACTTCCTTTGGTAATTCTTTTGTATAGTCCTTTAACAACATTATACTCTCTCTACTAATTCGTAACCAAGAGATAGTTCACCTCTTTTAATTTTAGCTATGGCTATATCCATTTTGGTTCTACCTCTTCGTATTGAATCATCCGATAATCCAAACACTTGGCATGTGTACGGATACGTTTTTTCAATAGCAATAAAGTAAAAATCAGACGGATTAATACCAAGAACATCCGAATAAAAAACTGCTTGTAAATCATAAGAATATTTAGTTATGTCATATTTAAAAGTACTGCAATCAGAAGTAGTTTTAAAATCACAAACATATAATATTTCACCTTCATGTGAGTAATGCTTGTCCGGACGTATCCTAAAATCTAAACCATCTCTTTCTGCATAAAATGAATGCTCTGCGTGAACATCATAATTATCCTCTAGGCTTCGATAAAATTCATTACTATTTAAGTTATCAAACATTTTATTTATTCTAACATTATCAGCCTTTGTAATCGCATTCTTGTTGTCCTTTATAAAATCTTTATAAGCCTTAGTTCTTTTATTACTATTCTCTTCGGGAATAACAGAGTATTTGCTCTGAAACTTTTTACTACCCAATTCACATATGTCATGAAATTGAGAACCAAACGTTAAAGCATCATTTGGCTCTAAAGGTATCTTAGCTTTTTTTACGCTATGCTTATACACACCTTTCAAGAAGGAGGAGGATATAATCCCCGCTAACATATTTCTTTGCATTACCAAGATATACAACGTCTTCACCTTGTTTTTTATTACCATGTGATATGCTAATTGCTTTCCAATTTTCATTATCATCATTTGGATCAACATCGTTATTTACCCATATAGCAACATTCAAATTCTTATTGTTATATGCTTTACTTTTTAGTTTTTCAATCGCTTCGATATTCAAACTACCTAAATATAAATCAGCCATAATTATTTTAAATCTATTTTGTTTAATTTTAACATTTTAAGTTGATCATCAGATAATTTCCATTTTTTCAACTCTTTTATTACTCCATCCGGATTGTTTTGATAGTTTTTTATTGCTTTATCAAATCTATCCTTTGGAAGTTTATTGGAACTACTATTACCAACGCTACTAGCAAGGTTTGCATCATCATCAACGGACTGTAATCCTAACAATGAACCCAAAGTATACCTACGGTAATATGTTACCGCAGAACCCATCTTTTGAGGATCGGGTATATCCGGTAATTTCATACAACTAACTGCAAACTCATTACTATCAATACATATCATTTTACTATACACC